ACAAAGGTTACAAGGCGATTGGAACTGTTATCAAAGCAGTACAGAGAAAAACCGCCAGATGTTGGCTACATTGATGTTGTCGATGGAAGATACAAGTTTGTTCCCGACAGGAACGGTACGGTAATCATCTATGAGCATCCGAAACCGAATGTACCTTATGTAATCGGCGCGGATGTTGCGGAAGGCATACGCGGCGGTGACTATAGCGTAAATCAGGTTTGCGACAACACCTCTGGACAACAGGTTGCGTCACAAAGGTTGCATACTGAACCGGATAGATTCGCTGAGGAGCAGATAAAGCTTGCGAGGTATTACAATGACGCACTGGTAGCTACAGAGTCAAATAATCATGGGTTGAGTTGCATAAAGCACATGCAATATTTGGGATATTACCGCCAGTATAAGCGCGAGATATACGATGAAATTTCCGGGAACAAGCAGCAAAAATTCGGGTTCCTGACAACTACGTCAACAAGGCCGAAACTGATAGACAAAGCAAGAGCGATAGTGCGTGATGAGATTTACCTTGTAAATGACGTTGCCACATTGCAAGAAATGCAGACGTTTATTTATGCACATAGCGGCAAGGAAGAAGCCGAACAAGGATTCCACGACGACTGTGTTCTCTCGTTTGCCATCATGCACGAAGCCCGTTCACAGCAGCGTGCATACTCAGCACCCGAACCGCAGAAGTGGGACAGTACAAAATACACGCATCCAAGCGTATTGATAGATTCAACCAAAAACCCACAACTGAAAAGATATTATCAAAAGAAATATGGGAGGAAATGAAATGGATTTTGAAAACACCGTAACACCCGAAATCAGGATGGCTCCAACAGTGAAACCGATAAAGGACGTTCCGAAACGCCCCGAAACCAAGCGGAAATCAATGTGCAATATGTCAAAGGATGAACTCATGGAATTTGCAGCTCAAAGGCTTATTGGCCTGATGTCGGTATTTGACGAGAAGCTGTACCGCACAGACACGGCGTATAAGAACGCACTCGACATTGAATTCATGTACGGTGTGGCAGCTTATGCAATGCTGGGTTTTCGAGACGTAAAGTTCCCGGTTGAAGCTTTCCTCGAAAAGTATGGCAAAGCGATACAGAGTGTTCAGATAAAGAAACGGATTCTTGAATAAAAAAAGCAGGTGATAGCATGGACATATTGAAGCCTGTCAAGACCCTTATAGATAGGGGGAGAAAGAAAATGCAGGAAATTAAAGATATGGACGAAATGGTCAGAGAAGCGACAACCCTTATGGAAGAGTACGAAGCCGCAGACAAAGAAAAGCAGCCGTGGAATGATAAATTTGACCGTGAGGAAAAGATTTATGTAGGCGACAGGGCATTCGGCAATACATATTCTGCCGGTGCCAGCGACGACGCGCGTACGCCCATAAGAATATCGCAGTCCATTATAGAAGCGCAGATTGACCTTAACATACCCGAAGCCGTGTTTAAGCCCGTAGCTGAGGATGACGAACTGTCCGTGAAAAAATTACAGGCAGAAGCTGATTATACTATACGAAACAGCGACCTTGACGAGGTTAATTCATCCGCTGAACGTGTGGTGAAAAAACACGGTATAACTTGTTACAAGGTCTTATGGAATTTCAACTACCAGGGGCCGGGATTCAGGGGAAGGCCGGAGATAATTGAGGTTCATCCTAAAAATATAGCGTGGGCAGCGGGTAGCGTAGATAAGAATAAATGCCGCTGCATGTACCATATTGAAAACGAGACTTTGCAGGAATGCATTAAAAAGTATGGCGATATAGCCAAAAAATTACCCGATTATGGTCTTTGCGCCGACATAAAGTATGACACGGTAGGCGACGGCAACGGTTCAAATGTCCATAATACCAACGATGTTAACGCACAAGTTGACTTAATGTCTGAGCAGATGAATCATCCGCTTACAAAATACGTTGTCATAGAAAAATGGTACCTTGACGATGACGACGAGCTTTGCCTGACGGTGTTCAGCGATAAGCTTATTTTGTTAAAGAAACCGAAGTATTACCACAGGCGCAAGTATGACCCGAAAAAAGAGGAATTTGTCCAGGATGAAAAAGGCAACGAAGCTTTCCTTGACTACGAAACCGTTGACGAGGACTACATGACGGAAATCGAGGAAGAGATTCCGGATGAATCGGGGGTGGTAAACAAGATTAAAACTCCTGTGGTTAAAATACCGAAAGGCACACGGGTTCCTTACTACTATCCCAAAGGGCCAAAGAGCATTCCCATAGTTATACAGAACAACATCCCCCGCTCAAAGGCGATTGTCGGCATATCTGACATTGAAAGAACGGCAGATTTTGAGCAGACAATGAAAAAAATGATATACAAGCATGAGGAAAAGATTCTCAAAGGTACGACAAAGGTTCTGTACAACAAGGCCATGGAGGAAGAAGCTGCTGCATTGATTGACAACGACGATATGACTATTATCGGGGTAAATGATGTAAATAACTTTAAAGCAGTTGACTTTAAGGACAACGGGCGGGAGGCTCTTGAATTCTATTCGTTCATATCCGACCAGCTGCAGTACATGATAGGTATTACCTCAGTGTGGCAGGGCATAAACAAAGGTGAGTCGCAGTCGGGCAAGATGACTGATTCACTTATCAACCAGACAGCTGAAAAGATAGGCATAAAGGCCAACGAAAAGAATATCGCCTATAGGCGGATATATCAATTGTTGTGTGACCATATACTTTGTTTCTCGGACGGCGACAGGCCGTACAGGATAGACAGCAAGCTTAAACCTGAATACGGCGCGTTCAACAAGCTGGACATGGTGAAGATGCAGGGCGAAACTCCTGTATGGTCAGGATGGGACATAGAAATATCCGCAGAAGCGGCAATGAACAAGAATCGTGCGGCACTGATTGAACAGATTAAAGAGCTGGCGGGCGGCGGGTACCTTGAACCAAGCGAAAGGAATTTGCTGGTATGGAAACTGATGACGAAGTTAAACTTCCCATATGCCGATACGATTCAACAGGCCCTACAGGAACAATACGACCAGCAGATGATGGAACAGCAACAAATGGCACAGCAGCAACAGCAGGTTGAGGCGGCAAAACAGGCAAATCCACAGGGACAGTTGCTGAATTCGATTGCGAAGAAAATAGGAGGCGGCAATGCTATCTGATAAAACAATACTAATCATTGGCGGAACTGGAACAGTCGGTGAAGCTTTGATTGAACAGTTGATTAATACAGATGTCCACGCAATAAGAATCTATGCCCGTGATGAGTATAGGTTCTTTTTATTGAAGCAAAAATATGGCAATCACCCGAAGTTAAGATACCTAATCGGCGACATAAGGGATAAGAACAGGCTTAACATTGCCTTCAAAGAAGCTCATGTCGTTATAAATTGTGCTGCTTTAAAAAGAGTAGAAATGTGCGAAGAATCACCTTTTGAGGCTTTACAGACAAACGTCGTCGGTGTGCAGAATGCCCTTGAATGCGCTCTTGAAAATAATATTGAGGCGTTTGTGCAGATGTCTACTGATAAAGTGGTAAGCCCCTGTAACATGTACGCCTATACAAAGGCTTTAGCGGAAGGGCTTGTACTGAATGCCCACCAATGGCAGGGAAAGAACAGAACAAGGTTTATTGTGACCAGAAGTGGCAATGTGATTGGCTCAAGCGGATCTGTTCTTGAAATCTGGCGCAACCAGTATAAACAGGGCTTACCTTTGACAGTTACGGACCTAAACTGCGAACGGTATATGGCAAGCAAGGAAAGCGTGGCGAAAGGAATTATCGAAGCGGTCACAGAGGGGCTAAATGGCCTTGTGGTATTCGACATGCCAAAGCATAAAGTATCAGACATGTTAAAGGAATTTGAAGGCTGTGAGGTCAAAATAACCGGTCTGACGAAGGGCGAAAAGCTGTGTGAGGAATTGTACCGTGACGGTGAAGTCTTTGAATTGATAGATGTTGAGAGGTGATTACATTGAAAAATTGCGGCACTTTCATCCAGCCTGGGGGCGGCGCAAGGGAACGCAGTATAACGAGGGCGCATTATAACCCCGGTGTTGACTTGAAATATATCCGTGAAATGCTGGCATCGCAAGGCGGTGACAAGCCTTCACGCGAGGTATCTGAGGCAGAAGAAGAAGCAATGATGAATCAGATTATAAACGACAGGTTAAGGAGGTGATACACATGAGTAAGGTTATGCCCAACAAAGGAACTTATACAATGGGTTCTGCAAATGGCGAAAAGCCGCAGTCCAATGCCAAAGTAACAAAGGGTGGGGATTTAAGGTCTAAGCCCTGCCAGAACAAAGGCAAGTCCTAAAAATCTAACCGTGAGAATCGGGCAAAAAACTCATTATGGAGGTTATTATGTTTGGAAAATATTTTCCTATACCGTTGATGGAAGAACTTGACGCAAGCGGCGGAGCCGCAGGGGATATAGTCACCCCCGAAAATACGGATACCACAGGTACAACAGGCGAAATTACGGGAGCAGCCGACCCGATACCTGATGGAACAAAACCTGATGCAAAATGGGCTGAGTTGAGACGGAAAGCTGAGTTAGCCGACAGGTTGACAAAAGAGAACGAGGGCTACAAGTCCAAATTTGACAAACTGGCGAAAAAAGCTTTGCCGGAAGGGTTCTCAAGTGTAGACGAGTATCTTGAATACCTTGAAAACATAGGCGAAGCACCTGAAACGCCTGAAACGCAGTACGACACGCCCGAAGCAAAGGTTGATGAAAAGAAAATCTTTGAAATACTAACGAAAAAGATTGACGAAAAAGTTAATGAGCATCCGCTGATTAAGGAGGCCGCAAAGGAGCGCAAGGACAGGTTCCTTGTTAATTCCTTTAAAGATGTGCAAAAGGCGTTTACGGATATTCGGAAAGCGCAGGACATACCCGAAGAGGTATGGAAGGCGTGGGATGAAGGCAAGAGCAAGCGCACATTACTCAGCCATTTAAAGGAATACAGGTACGATACCGACGTTGAAAATGCCAGAAAGACCGGCGCAAATCAGGCCAAGGCGACACTTATGAGCACATCTCATACGGCGCAGGTGAACGGGGCGAACGCAGCGGCAGAATACGAAAATGTTACCGTGCCCGTTGAAACGCAGAGGCAGCTTGAAAAGGCAGGAATTAAAGATCCGTTGAAACAAAAGATGTATTACCAAAAATATCACAGAACGGAATGACGGGAATAACCTCCCGTTATTTTGTTTATTGGGAGGGGTTCAATATGTTTGAATTTGCTAAATTCGTTCAGGGTGACGGTAACAGCCTCACCACTGAGAAAAGATTACCCGCTTTAAGTGGGTACGCATTATATGTCGGTCAGGCTCTGAAAGCAACGGGCGGTGCCCTGTGTTATGCAGATACAGCCGACACAGTATATGCGGTTTGTCAGGTTTCAGCCGCCTCATCCGTAGTAACGGCGAGTTACTACCCGACAGTGGTACCTGTCAACGATAATCAGGTTTGGAAAACTACACCGTCTACAGCCATAACAGCCGCCACGGTTGCAGGCGCCAAAGTAAATATTGGCTCCGCATCAGTTGGAACGAGCATTAATGGCGCGGTAGCGGTAGGCACGGGGCTATTGGTTCACATGGTTGCAACTGCGGATTCTCCAACCAGTTCAATCTATGTAATCTTTGCTCCTGCTATATAAGGGGAGGTGGCATAAATGATTAATTACACAGCTACAGAGTTTAATAACCTCGTGGGCAAATACGATACAACGATATTTGCGTTCATGGAGGAAATCGGGCAGCAAAGAGCAAACAAAAGCATCATAGAGGAACTGTTCACCAGACAGCCCGTTGACGAGCCCGATGTCGCAATAAGCGGCACATCGGCGCACGGACGCATGAAAAAAATGAACGGTACCAGGAACTACGAGGACATTCAGGAATACTTCACTAAAAATATTTCGTTTGATGAATTCTCTCTTACTGAAGTGTTTGGCAGGAAGTTCCTTGACGACAACAAACTGCTTAACA